AAAACGCAAGGGAATCGAATAATTCTGAGTAGTATATCCGCCTACGATATCAACAATATCCTTTGATCTAAATGGTGTACTACCATCTAGTTCTCTTGCTAGTAAAGTCACTGTAACAGCATTATTCATTGGTGCTACACCGATGTTCCAAGTAGTGAGATAACCAGTCTTTCCAGCTGGTATTGTATAAAGTGCAAGTTGAGTTTGACCCAAACCAGTAGTTGTTCCTGTACCAATAGTGCCAATATCAGCAAGAACTGTACCACCTCCAGACGCTGCGGTGGATATAAGAACATTACCATCATTTGCCGCTAACACCCCAGCGGTTGCAACAAATGCTCTATAAACTCTTAGGAATGAAGCAGTAGAAGCTGCACCATTTACAGTAATCGTTTCTTCAATTTCATTAAAATCATTATCTAAACCTTGAACAGTAATCGTGTGAGCACCATCGTTGCCAGGACCATCGTCAAGGCTTGCGCTATATGCATAAATTGTACTATCAGAACCAACATCAAGATAACTATAAAGTCCTCCGTGCATCCAAATAGTTTCTGGTATGTTTCCTACATTTGGATTTCTACCAAACTTATGTATTGCACTATACCCATCAACGAGTCCACCTGCAATAGGAATATTCGATGCAACACCAAACGTATTGATAATGTTGCCGTCTTTATCAGCAAGCATCTGGACTTCATAGATGTCCTCGTTGTTGCCGAGCATGCGTTGAAATAGTTTGTTCCACTGTGCCATTTTAGTAAACCTTTGCGTATGGTCCAGATAGTTCTGACTCGGATCCAGCATAGTTCACTAGACCTGAGGCGAAACGATCTTTGTTTTTCTTTGACATTGATTCGACTATGGAGATAAGTTGGGTTGTCATAATCTTGGAGACAAACCAGTTCATATCCTTTTCCATAACTGCTTTATAAAATTCGTACTCGTCCATCTTGTTTGTGTCCGGACAAGCAGTATACCAATCGTAAAACTTTTTGATTGTCTCATCGTTGCGTTCGCTGAGTTCTCTTTGTGGTATAAAAGATTTTCCTGGTCCGATGATCATATCGACCAACCCTTTGATTGGTCCACCGGACATCTTACCCATGTTCGCGTTCTTACCTTTTAGTTCGCCCTGCCATGTAGTGCCGAACTTACGGAACTGTGCTTTCCCGCCATTAAAGAAAAGATATCCGTCTCCAGATTCAAAGAATCCACGGAGACCAGTTGTTGTTCTTTCGTATTTAAAAGTCGGTCGTTCTCTACCCAAGTTCAACTCTTTGTAGTTGACCCTGCCTACACATTTCTTAAGAGAAACTCCGATGATATCTTTGCTGATAAAATTCTTGATCAACATTTCGTTCAGTTCAGTGAAAGTTTTAGCAGAGGTCAAGTTGACGGTTGCTCCCTTTGGAGTAACCATCCAAATATCAGCAGGACTCCATTTGTTTGCATCCCCAAACGGTTTACCTGCCTCTCTGTTGAGTAGGTTCACGTGCTTGTATAAATTGTTTACCCAAGCAGAACCGCGATGGTGCTTGTAAGTGGTAGATGGAAATTTCTTCTTTAATTGCGCCGCCACCAACTTAGAAGATGCAATCCAGTCGTCTGGCAGTTTGGTTAGCACGTTTTCGATTTTCTCGTCAACGTCGTACTTACTGCTGGCACCTTTGAGTCCAGCATGGGTGTATGGTTTTTTGGCATAGCAAGCAGCATTGTAGACGCACTGCGCAGACTCGGCGAGCTTGGTGATGTCAGAACCTGCACCTGATCCACCGCCACCTTTGATTTTTACTTCAACGTAGTAAGTCCCCATCTCAGCACGACCTACTGATGATGTACCGCCACTAGGATTATATCTGCCTTTCAACTTAGTGGCAATATTTCTCAATGCACCTTCTCGGTCGCTACCCTTTTCGAGTTGGACAACCACTGTACTTCGAGTTTTACCTTGCTTGAGATCGGTGTATCCACACTTATCGAGTTGGATTTTTAGATCATCTGTTGAACGGATTGCCATAGATACCTTCCTCTTGGATGTATCTATTTATACTTCTTCCTCCATCCACTTCTTGAACAGTTTTTCTTCGAGACGTCTTGCTTCTCTTTCCCAAGGAGTATCGTTCTCAGCGTAGATACCTTTGCCGTATCGAACAGTCCTGCCCTTCCAACGGGAAACAGGCAGATCCCATTCGTCAGGGTGACTTGTAAGTTCTCTTCGGAGATACTGACGAGCATGCACTAGTTCGTGCGCAACAGTTTTGAGTTTATCTTCGTAGGATATTGATTCGCCAAACTGCCTAGTGGCAATCTGTATGGAAACTTCGCGAGAGTCACCTGTACATAATCCAAACGCATTATCTTCTAATTCACCGTAATGCCAACGGAAGTCAATCCATCCGCGAAGTTTGTCTATGCCTAGTTCTTCGCAACACCAATCGGCGAACTCCTCAATGTACTGAGGAGTCCTAGCATGATAATATACCAACATTAGAAGCGACCAAGTGCTTTGTCGATCTTCCTTCCCATCTCATAGATCTGACGATCAATGCCATGTTGAATAGAACGCTCAACCGTTCGAGCAGTTCGGTCAATGCTTCGGTTGACAACACGATCGGTAGCAGTTGCAACCCTGCCCTTGCTCGTGCAATCATACACATACATTGTGTTGGTTCCTTTATAATAAACCGAGTCGCGACAAGTCTTACTTTCCACAACGATGATTTTTGTATCAGCAGGGATAGTGACCGAACCATGCGCAGCGCCAGTCCAAGCACCAACAACGAAGAATGTAGCAAGAACAAAAAATTTCATACGTTTCTCCTTAACCATAAGACTATTATGCCTTATATTCAGAACAAAAGCAAATCTAAAATTGTCGTTTAAAATCAACGACTTATGACAGTGACACATCAGGACATCTCTACCATGCCCTCGCAGTCGTACCCTTACGTTTCCCTCTTTTGACCGGAACCCTGCTCCTTCCTTGTCAGCAGGTAATCTACATGATCAAGATTCAACGGTTCTTCGTCGAACGCTCGCATCATGTTACACATATCTTCATACAACTCATCTGGTATATCACCAAAAGCAGTTACAGGATTTGTTGAATAAAATTTGACATGCCCTTCGTCATCATAATAGATCTCGTGAATCTGATATCCCAACAGGGGATCAGTTTTAGGGCGATGCGCTATCCTGTAATTCCAACTCATACTGGTCTCTCAACTTCAAGAACTCACCTACCCACTCGTCACGGTGTTCGATGAATACTTGAGACTCTCCTTCTTGCGTTGTAATGATTGTGACTAATTGAGTCACAGGTATTCCAGTCATCTCTTCAAACATAACTGCGTACGCAGCTTCCTGCTTGAAGTAGTTATATATCTTAGATCGAGTCTTTCGCCGCGCAGAAGTTTTCCAGTCGATCACTGAAATCTTCCCATCGTACTCGGCGACCATGTCTACCGTTCCTGCTGCTCGCAGATACTCGGAGTACATCAGTCCTTCGATCAATCTAACATTGTCGATGTGCTCATCAGCAACATCGCGCAAGCGACCAAACATGTCGCGTGCGTTTGGCATTATTACGCCAGTTGACTCCTTTCCTTGTATATAGTCCTCTATCAAAGTATGGACTGACGTGCCGCGAGAAGATGCTTGCTTCGATATCTTGTTCGCTTGCTCAGCACCTACTCGGCGACGCCATTCATGTAATGCTCTCTTGGTTTTTTTACAAGAGGCAAGGACGGTTGTGACAGAAGGGTACGGAACTGCCTCCCCATCCTCTTTTACATAATGACGTTTACCGTTGACGGTAACACGCTTGATCTTTGGTAGTTCGATCAAGTCCAAATTAAATTTTTTCATTACTATACCAAGTCGCCAAAGAAATCACTGTTCATTGCTTTACACAATCTACTCTTTGCGTCTTTGAGTAGATTCTTGTTTTGTTTAGACCAATCCCTTGCTACTGCTCCATTCATTCCAAAATCTGCTACAGCAAGAGCATACTGGCCATTTAAGGTGCGAAGCATGTGAACCTCTACAGGCATGCTATCGTGAGTAAACTCCCACGCCCAACGGATTTTTCCATAGGTATCATGATCCGCTACTGCGTCCTGCTTAAAATAATTAGAAACCCACTCTACACCAACGAGTGCATTAGGGTTCACTTCTTCTATTGTTTCTAGTTCCATTACAGCAATCCTGCTACCATTTTAATGGCGTCAATTGCCTTGACTACCTTGTTCTTGATGTCCTCAGTCTCAAGTTGCTCTTCTATGCGAGCATAATCACAAAGATCATCAACGAGTTCTGTGTACTCGTCCATAGTTATATGTCCTGCGTCCAAAAGTGATCTGTACTCTCGAACCTTTATTTCTGCTGCCTTCTGCCAAATATCTACATTCATTTTCTTCCTCCGAACACTTCGAGCATATGATCTATAGATTCAGCAACAGTTGTTCTTTTTATTTTACAGTACACGTTGCTGGGGTTTTCTCTATCATATAGTTCGTTGATCAGAGAATTAAGTTCTCTGTAGATATCACCGATGTTATCATTCAATCTATGTTCGCTATAAACTTGCAACCTCAGCGACATACGTTTCATGGCAAACAACTCACGACGACTACACCATTCTTCTTCTGACGCTGGTGTATTTGCCATAACATACAGAGTTGCCAACGAGTTAAACTCGACGTTGTCGAACTCACTTGGTTTCCATTGTGCTAACTGACTGCAACCAATAAAGAGCATGACTAGTGCTCCGAAAAACAAGTATCGCATATCCTACCCCATAAGTAGAATTGACTTCAGGTCTTTAACAGACCACCCACTCATCCTCGCTAGTTGTCGTAGAGTTATGTCCCAGTGCGTATCAAAATAATCTCGCACACGTTCTTCTGTCCAAACACCTGACGGCATACATCACCTCCGCATACGGGCAAGATCTTTCGCTTGCTCGTCGTCAATGACAGGTATGGCGTTCGACTTATGCATCGTCGCGATACCCTTGACCAGAGTCCCTGTATACTGTTTCTTCTCAGGAGCAGCGCAGGGACCACCCTTCGTACAGTCTACCGAAGCATAGACCACACCTTCATCGCGACGAACAGGACCACTACGGGCAGTCATCTCGGAAAAGGCAGGTCGTTTATATTTAGCGTAGACCTCACCCTTGGGTTTACTTTTCTTGATCTTACGACCAGTAAAATCGTGGGACATAGAACCATAGATACGCATAGTCAATACCTCAGAAAGGAACGACGTTTAAGAAGGCAAGATACCCATCAGCAAATTCTTCAGATTCACCAGCGTTCACACCAGTTATCATATTACGGATATAAGATTCAGGCCAATCAATAGACACCCAACCTTCATTCAGGTCAGATTCAGCAGCAACAAAACCACGATCAAAATCACTCATACGTTTCTCCTTAACCATAAGACTATTATGCCTCAATCAAGAGGAAAAAGCAAGAGAAATAACTCTAATGGGATCAACGACTTAGCGCACCATCCACTCAGGACTACGGATTCTCGCACTGGCTGCCTTGCCATAATTGAACGATATAGCGACTCTGCTGTTTTGGGGATCAACCTTCCCTTGCGGTCGGACTTCGTGCTCTAACCAACTTGGCCAACAATTCAACTCACCTGTTTTGGGATAGTGAGTGTAGAACATTTCGTCGTCGTTGCATGGTTCAGCGTGAGATAAAAGAGTTGCCGCCGGATGTCTAAACCTTATCTTGGTGGAGTCATCGTCGCCATGAGGATAATAAGTTCCTGCTGCTACTGTGCCAGGATGCGTATGCAACACGTGATCCGTACCCTCCCAATAAACTGAGAACCAATAGTCAAATTGCGGTTCCGTCTCAATCTGCCTTTCTTGGGCAAATAATTTTCCTGCTGCTTTCAAAGTGCTTTCTAATGCATTGCGGTAAGGAAAGTTCAACTTCATATGATCATTGAATTTGTGGTCGAAGTAACTAGTGTAATGACCATGTTCATGCAATCTTTTCCTACAATAATCAGCGATTTCCTTATGAGGCAAATCTACATGGCACTTCATGATAGGAACAACAAAATGCTGATCAACTTTAAAATCTCTTATCATCAGCATGCTCCAAGTCGTGAACGTGTAACGCAATCAACGCATAGTGGAGAACCTTCAACAAGTCTTTACGGTTCTTGCCTTCTTTGTTACCGTATCGCTGCGTGTACTTGAGGATATTGCCGAGACAGAATCCTTCTCCATGACCACCGTCGATAATAAACTCGGTTGCTTGGTATTTGTTTTTGGAGTAGTGCTCGTCGTAAGTCGAGTTAACATAATCTTCTAACTCGCTTATCAACGCAAATTCATTGTACCTGTAATCTATTCCCATTAGTAATCCTCACCTTCTTTGTACTGCCCTCGGATATCTGACAGAGGATCAAACTCAGCATTCGGTTTGCTCTTACCACCGATATCTTCAGTACCATCAACAATACGTTCCATATAACCAATCAATGCACTCGCCATGGTTACATCTGCTTCTCCACAGATTTCTTTAAACTGTGCATGTAGATATTCGGGGACACGAATATTGAACATCCGTGTGTTCCCTGACTTGTAACCGTTACTCATTTAAATGCTAAAACCATCAGTATACAAATTAACAAAATATTTGTGAACGCGATCTCTACCGCAAGGATAGTGTGATACCAAACCCACCTTGCCTGATACACTTCCTGCACTTGTTCATTATCTGCACCAGGAAGTTTCTCAATGATAACAGTATCTATAGGGTTTTTATCAAGGGGAGTCCCCAGAAGTTTTTTAATCCAGTTCATACTGTCCACCACTCTGGCACTGGTCGCCTTGTCCATTTGGAGAAACTTGCCTTTGCTTCTCTGTAGTAATTTCTGTAGGATTCGATGGAGTCTCCTTCCACGATGCATTGAGGGAAGTGCGACATTGCTGGAGGTGGTTGGACAAATGGTTTGTCATCAATATTTTTAGGGGGACGAGATAGCGCGACGCCAAGTTTCGTCCAAGACATGTGAGTTTTTCCATAACGCCAAGTGTACTCTTCGCAGAGATTCATCCACAACTGAAATAACCAGTTATAGTTATTCTTGCTCTCGCGGACCCACGCTGCGCTTGGATGATTGATATGACTTGCTTTGTACAGTACAGAATCCATAATGGGTTCCGGATGTTTCCATCGCTTGATTCTTCTACCGTTAGCAGTTTTGTCGTACCACTCATCCCCGTCGAGAACACGGTGCGCAGTCGAGAGCATCTGTGGATACTCAATGTCCATCTTGACGCAGTGCTTGTCGTTGTGCTCTTTGGCGCACTGCTCAGGTTCTTCGTGTAAGTAAAATATATTCATGATAATAGTCTACCGCAATCTGCCATCAATGTCAAGTCTTTTTTCTATTCCTTCTTTGGAAGTCAACCCAACCTCGCCTTACCTTATCAGTGGGGTCGTTGATATCTTCTATACCATGACCATCATCAGGGTCAAGCACTTCGTCTATCTCATCAGCAGGAGGCAGGTCTTCAATCTCCTCATAATTACTCATGACGTTTGCCGCATCATCCACGGCACTGGGTGCATCTACAACAGGTTCATCTGGTAGAAGTTCCTCTACATCAACAACGTTCTCTCGCCCTACTTTTAACTCACCATCGTCCGTGAACATACGTGACTGTTTTCTGGCGGTGAATCCCATGGTAGCGGCGAGTAAGAGTATGACTGCCAAAGGATCGAATACAGTAACAAGAAGGATAATAACGAACCTAACAGCACGATCAAAATGGTTCCTGGCATCGTCCTCTCCATAGATTAACTCCGCAATATATTTAAGTGGTCCAACTTCAACCTCAATCGCCAATGACTCCTGTTGGAGTGGCGTGAGGTCAGTTTGGAGTTCTTCGATTCGTATGTACGCAGCATCGATCGTCTCGTTGAGTGCTTGCCTCTCTTCTGATTGACTTTCGCGTACCGCAATCGAACCTGTAGGGCCACGAATTCTGTCATACTCAATGAGTACAGATACTTGTTGATCCAGTTGCGTGAGAACCGTTTCTGCATCAGTAATGATTGATTGCTGGCGCGCAATCTGTCTTTCCAAGTTGGTGATTTGTAGTTCATTTGTGCCGCCTATAGATACTGAATGCTCCAAGTGTGCTTTCGATAAGAAACCGAAGATTCCCAAGGAAGTGATCACCATTAACACAAATACTGCTGATGTAAGATAAGTCTTCATCAACAGTGGTACTTTCTTCCAGTTGGCGTGTAACCATGCAGCAGTTACCAGTTTGCCAACTTCCAATACACCACCCATAATGGCGATCGCTATCGCCGCACCCGAGAAGATTGCCATGAGTCCTACGATACTGTACCACGCAGCGACTCCAGCAATCGACAATGATGTGAGTAATGTTATCCAGTGCATTAATCCTCGCTTGATGACTCCGCGATCATCCCAATCCGTTTAAGATCTTCTATCTCGCCGGACATCTTAAAGAGACGTCCGTCGGCAATCGCTACTGTAAGTTGTTGCTTCAGCATGCGAATTCGCCCAGAAGGGTATTTAGGGTCTTTGGGATATGGCCACTGGAATCCTACATGCACAACCTCGCCGTACATGCGATCTGAATTAGGACTAGGTTTCCAAGAAACCTTGCGTCCGATTACATCAACTGGGGGTGGAATTACTTTCTTCTTCGGCATCTACAACCTCTACTTTCCAAATAAAAGAACAATCTTCGTTAGCAATGAAGTTGCTAGTATTGTACGAATCATATGTTCTCACCAAAATTTCAGTACTGTGTTCGGAGAGAATGGGAAATGCTTCATCAATTTTATCAGCATACCATTTCATAGAATCACCGCACCGTTCAACTAATGCATATTTCATGACATGAATAACTCCAAGGAATTATATTCTTTCTTTTCCCAAGCATCCGCTTGGAATGGTTTGACGAATTCAGTGGGCAATGGTTCGCGCAGTTCTTTGAACGTGCGATGCTTCTTCCCGAACGGGATCGCCTTGCTAAACTTTTCCCAAACGTCAGATCCTTCTTTGCGCATAGCAATGAGGCGACCGCCATGGCCACCTTCTACCAAGTAATCGTGTTTGGGTATAGTGTACTCAACCTTTGACCAGTTGGTGGTCTCGCGGAGAATCTTCACAGATACTCCGGACCAGTCCAACGAACCCAAGAGAAGTCGCCATCGAGGATGTTTCCTCGCGCTTGGTTGCGGGCAGGTGCTGCCCAACCTGCTGCTTTGAGAATATCGCCAGCACGGAACTTCTTATCATCTTTCTTAACGATGAAACCCCAGACGATTTGCTGGTTGCCGTTGTCACTAACGATCTTCAGATACTTACGACCTTCTTCGACATACAGTTTGTCAACCATTTCGCCGTAGTCGTTCTCGCTACCGTACTCACCACGAGCACGCCAAGCAGCGAAGTCCTTACCAATCGCGTCAAACAAGTTGTTAATAGCAATATCAATCATCATTTCATCTCCGTTATCAACCATACAGTTATTATGCTTGAAACGAGTAT